TCGTATTTTTTACGAGATTCTATTATTTGAGCTTCTAATTTTTCAATATCTCGTTTAAGCTCTTTTTCCGACATACCGCCTTTGCCTGTTCCCATTGCTTGTGTGGCAGCATTTTGTTGTTCTTTCAAATTCTGAGGCATGTTTAGCTCATAATCGTCTTGTCTATAGGCATCTTCGATTCCTAATAGATTTGCTACAGCACCACGAATACCCATCGCTGATGGGAAATAGGCCAATATGGATATACCAATTCTCTTTTTTAATTCGGTAAAGAATATATGCATTTTTTCACTGATTGATGCTGGTCTACCGCTTTCATTTACGGCTGTTGCGGCATCATAAATGGCTAAAATAGTTCCTGCCATCATTCCGACAAATGGGACTTTGTTCAAAAGCTGTAAACCGCCTCTGACATCACCACTAAAGAGTTTTACAAAACCTTCTCCAAAATCTACAAGACTTTCAACCATTGGGATTTTTCTCAAAATACCACCCAAAGATTTTGCCCAATCTATTAATATGTCTAATTTTTTGGCCGATCTTTCTGCGCCCGTTCCTTCACCAGCTTGAACGTCTAGAATTGTTCCGAGAACATCTATACCCAAACTCAATCCAGTTCCGATACCCGGTATAACAAAATTGAGTAAATTCGCAATACCCGATGCTACGTTAATCATACCGCCAACGAAATCGCCTTCTTTAAAGGAATCATAAGCAAACCAAAAGCTGAACAAAGAACCGATAATCGGTATACCCTTTAGTAAGGTTTTGGACATACCCTTTAACACGCTACCAGCTAATTTGGCAAAAGTTGCACCGTTTAAAACTTTAGTAACGCCGAAAGCGATACCAGTATCAGCACCTTCCCCGAAAAATTTTACGAAGATTTTGGATACAGATTTGCTTAAAAGTTCTCCTAAATTTTCAAAAACCTCACCCTTTATTTTTAATAAAGCAGCACCAGCACCCATCGAACCCAAAGTAAACCACTTGGATATATTTTCAAAAATTCCTTTAAAGCTATCGAAGGTTTTTCCAAATTTTTCTTCCGTCCATTTTTTAATTTCAGGCCAGAATGCCAAAACCGCAGCAGATATAACCGCACCCAATCCTAACAATTTTAAAACTGTAGAAAAAAATCCACCATCGGCTTCCTTTTCTGTTACAATGGTATTGGTTTTTTCGTTATCGCCCGAATCTTTTTTACCGTCTGGGTTTAAAATAGTTTCAAATTTCTTGATTGTTTCATCCGAAAGAGAAAATATCGGAAATTGGTCAAAAGTTTTTTGTTCGGAATATTGTTTAGACTTTTTATCCGATTCCCATTCTGCAACCCCACCAAACGCACCATCGCTTAATATATCGTTGCCACCCAATACTATTTTTTCAGCCTCAACGTCTGCTTTTGACAGACTTTTGTTTAAAATTTCTTTTAGTTTCTTTTTTTGGGTTTCCCGTATTTCTAATATACCAGACGGATCGGCCATTGCCGCAATTTTTTCGGGAACATCGGAGTTGATTTCTTCACCGACTTTGTTATAAAGAGCTTCTAACTTTTGAAGAATTGGTGTGGATAATTTTTCGCGTATTTTCCGCTGATTGTTTTCATACGCATTACCCAGAGCAAGCGGGTCGGACATTTTTTTAATCTCTTTGTCATTCGACGAAAGGGTTAATATTTTGTTTCCAACTTTAGAGTATAAGTTTTTTAAATTATCAAAAAGCGGTTCCGCTACAGTGATATTAAAAGTGTTGGAGAGCGAGTTTAAGTCTGCGCGATCAAGAAAGATTTTTAATACATCGTCACCGGAAAGCGGTTCAGAGGTATCTATCAGTCTCGAAAAGAACTCGTCAAAATTATACTCAGCCATTTTAAATATTTATGGCTAATATATTTAATTCACAAACAAAAGAGGGTCTGTTTTAATAACTATTTTATCTTTGTTTTCAGGGGAAACGGTTAAAATTTCATCAAAATTACTTTTCCACTTGCTAATCAAGTTCAAAGCGTTTTGTATGGTGTTTCCCGATAAACGTTCGACAATTTTTACTCTTTCGGGAAAACTTAAAAGGTTAAAATCTATTTTAGAATTTGGAATATGAACAGCATCGATGTATTTTGAAATTTCTCCCAAAAATTCTTTGGATATAACGTCTTTAATATCGTTTGTATTCTTGATATCGGTCAAAGGCTTTTCCTTTTTATGCATTTCTGTTTCATACCGATATTCTGTATATATTGTTGGTGGCTTTAAGAACACCTTTAAATCGGGATGTTCTGAAACGTCTTCGGCGGCAGGATGTTTGTAATCGGTTTTAAACTTTTCCAAAATCGGCGGCAGCGATACTTCGATAAAGTCTGATGTTTCAGACGGTTTTACTTTCAACACATGAGATATTTGGTTTCTCAAAACCAACATTAAAAACGATTTATCGAAAACAGTATAAACCTTTAGCTTGTTTTCGCCCAAAAGTTCTTCTAAAATCTTATAAAAGGTTTTGATAAAAACAGTATTGTAAACGGTGTTATCCAACGCTGATGTTAGAAGTTCTTTTTGTTGGTTAGCGTTAATCTCTTTTATAATGACGGTATCCGAATTGGACGGGATGGTTACAGTCGTGGTATAAGAGTCTGTTACTTTAGAAATTTCACTTAAAATATCTTCGAAATTGGGTTTTATGTTCTCTTCCATGCGTTAAAATACTTATTTATTGTTTTTGAAAATCAAGGGCCATTTGTTCAAGCGGAGTCATTGGTTGTTTGTTTGGATTCTTTTGTGCCTTTTCCTCCATAAACAAACTAATATATATCTTTCTTTCAGAAGGAGATAAACTTTTCAAATAATCTGGATTTAAGTTTGACAAGGTATAAATGTCCCTGTATATAGACTTCATATCATACGATGTTATTAGATTTATTACCTCGTAAATACTTTTATTGTATAAATTTAGTTTAAAATCTTTAAAAATTTCCATCGCAAATATTTCCTCGTTACCCAATTCTTTCAAAATATCAAAGATTTTTGTCTGTATTGTGTTTACCAGCGAAACCGGAAGCTTCGAAAATATTATTTTTCTTTTGTCGGGTGAAAGATTTTCTAAGTTTGTTTTCCCAACGGTTTGCATGAAATACGACATGGACTCGAAAATACATTGAAAGTCGTTTGGGTTTAACTTTAAAAATTCCTTATAGACGTTGGCGGCGGGAAACGCAATCGTTATACCTCCGACATCTTCTTTTACTTTTACATATATATTAGCCAAAACGTTGTAGATGTTTTGTAGTAATATGTTTATATCAATTGTAATCTTTGCGGTCTGTTCTTCGATTACCGTGTTGAGTTCAATTTGATTTCCAACGCTAATACACCGCAGTTTCAAAAGAAATAACAAATACTCGAACACATCCAGTCTTTCAAAATTACTTTTGTTTGAAACAAGATTTTTTACTATCTCATAAATAAACTCGTAGTGGTCTGACGGGTCTTGAAAAGAATAATGAGACTTTCCCAAGATCAACTGTTCTTCGGTGGTGAACTCCCTATACTTTAATTTGATATTAGAAAATGGTAATTCTAGAGAAAATGGATAATATATCATCCTAAAAAATTAGACGGGTTTGACACAAAATCAAATTATCGTCGGTCTATCATCGATGGTGTGTCTTGCTCCAACACTGAATATGTATCATAAGTGAAATTCACTTTTGATGTTTTCAAACTGTCTGTTGTGTGAGCATAGCTTTCGCCCGATATTAAAGACGGCGCAACGTTTGTAAATCTGAATATCTTTCGTATTTTTAGAGGAACATTCGCGCCAGCTTTTGCCAACATGCAAATGTTAAATTCTGAACATTTGACATTTCTATAAGAATTCGGAGAACGTGCAATCAGTCCATTATAACCAACCAGAACAACCCACGGACGTATAACAAGGTCTAGGAACGATGCGTTTGTTTCCAAGAATGTTACTGTAGTAACGTTAGCCCGTCTGCGCTCGGATGCTGTTGCGGGTGCTGTGTAACCACCATATTTTAAGGTATCGTTTTGAACGGAAACTTCATCACTCGGCAAATCAACTTGTTTGGCAAAAACACAACCCGTTAAACTGTTGGAAGAATATTGCAAACGACCATCAGTTAATCGAGCAATGGTGTTTCCGCTTATATTCCAATTTCCACCAACGGCTTCATAAGCTTTGAGTTGGTTTTGCAACAAATCGCTTCTAAGCGCACCGACATTATCAAAGTTGAAATAACAAAACCATAAAGATGGTAAAGCTACACCAGTCGCCCACTCCCCTAAAAGGTCTAGATAAAATTCGTATGGACTTTTTAAAATGTCTGCCATAAAAATATTTATAGCAAAAATCTTAAATTATCTAGACAATCTCCAGTATTGGTATGCGATAACAGCTTGGCTGGTAACGAGGTTTCCTGCGTCTGTTATATCTAACTCGAACGTTCCGATGTTTCGACAAAAACAACCAAATAAGGTGTATGTTCTTAGCGGATTACCAACCTTATCAATTAAAGTGATAATTGTTTGGTTGTCTGCGCTCGAATCAGGAATGTCATAAGCACCTGTGGAGGTTTGATCACTAAAAATATAGTTTGACCAGTCTTCAAGCTTTCGACGGATCGAAAGGTTTTGAGGAATTCTGAATGTAACATTCCAATCAGCAGAACCGGGATATTTGGTTGTCCCCGGAACGTTAAAATCCAATCCCATGAAAGGGGTTTGGACATTAACAATTTCTTTTGCTGGTAATGTCGTAGTTGTCATATAGATCAACTCGTCTTGTGTAAAACGTTGTCCACCTAATGATACAATTCTAAACAAATTCTTTCTTGTGAAGTCGTTAACGGACGCCACATCGTAGAAGTTTTCGATTCCGGTTTGATCTAGTATTCCTGCCATATTTTTAAATATTTATCCTTTCGGGTTTATTATCCAATAATTTCTTCAAAGTTTACACCAGTTCTGGTCGAAATGAATTCATTAAGAATAAATTCACCAGTTCTGACGGCTTGAACATAAGAAGAACATTTGAGTTCGTTAGCATCGATCACATCAGGCGTGTTGTTTCTTTCGTCACAAACGATAGAATAATCATATACACCTTCGTTGAGTCTTGCAACTTCATAGATTGGTCTTAATGCCGCAACAACTCTTGTTCTTGTGGTAAACGTGTTAGGTTCGAATAAGAAGTATTTTAACACCTTTTCGGTATTCTTTTTCAAATATAAGAACAAACGTCTAACGTTAATTCTGTCGAACGAAGAAGGAGTTTTATACATGGTCTTTTGGCCATAGATAACATATCCATCATTCGGGAAGTATGCGATAGGGTTAATGTTGATTTTATATAACAAATCTCTTTGCTTTTGGGTTGTTACAACACCAATATCTGTCACACCGTTGAGCGTTCCACGATTGAAACCACCAACAGCGGTCCAAGGATAAGCGTTGCGATCAACTTCGACAAATTTAGCAGCAACAAAACCTGATGCTGGCAACCAAACTTGTTGGTCTGATGCTACATCGTTTGTTTTCAACCAGTTGCCATAAGTGGCAACGTAAGAAGATTTGGTTGTGCCAAACAAGTTTTTATTAGCCCAATAAATATGCTTCGAGAAAGAATAGTCGGACTTTTTAGAAACTTTTGCATTTATACCGTTTACATAAACATAGCGCAAACCGTCAGCGATAAAAAGGTGATCCTTTTTAATCAAATCTGCGAATTGTGTGAATTGGTTTAAAACGCTAAGATAGTTTTCTCTGTAGGTAATGCTTAATCCGGTAACGGTTCCGTCTATTGCGCACAAACCATCAACATCTACGCTGAACGTATCATCGAAGATATATTGTTTATAGCCAGCGGTTCCGGTGCTTTGGAAGGATTCTCTCGCGTTTGCACCAACCCAGATTGTTCCCAATCCTGCTTCTAACGCAAGATCGATAGATACGTCATCGGAGTTTTCCAAGAGTCTTAGACTTCTTTGAAGTTTAAGCGGGACATTTCCTACATATTTTGCAGTTTTATCTGTTTTGTTAGCGTAGACACCAGCAGAAAAAGCACTTCTAGCACTATTATCAACTCTCACCGTCTTATTTGGCGATCCATTGTTATCCACCCAATTGTATCCTTTAGAAATATATGGGTTTGTTATCAATTTAAAGTTAGGAGATTTGGAATTCACCAACTTTTCCAAGAAGAACGTTTTTGGGTTTCCACCGTTGACATCGTTTTTTGTGCGATCTGCGTTTAACGAACCCGTATATGCTTCGGCCAAAGAATAATCTAAGGTTAAAGTATCTTGGTTGTAAACGGTTGAACGAACTTTGAAAACAGCCAATGTTAAACTGTCGTTGTATAAGCTGGAACCAAAATCAAGGTCTGTTGGCAATCCTTCGATTATTTCCGACAAGCTATTAGAACCGTAGGATGATGCATAAGCTGTGATAGTGAAGGACAATCTTGATGCGGGAACATCTACAAAGGTTTGATAGTTGCTGGTGATCGTGTTAACAGCTTTTAAAGATGTTAATGCATTAAAATCTGTTGCTGCGTTATTGTTGCTATTATCAGCCAAACCGACATAATAACCTTCAAACAGATTGTTATTTGCCAATTTTGAAGAGTTGAGAATAATAACACCAGCACTTGAAAGCTTTGCGGTCATCGTGTTGGCGTTTGAGAGGGTTGGGTTGTTTGTCCAATTGATACCACCTTCGACCAAATTTTCGTATTCGTCTGTGGTTAAAAGTAAAGAATATGGGGCTAAGAGTCTGAACTCTGTAGAATCTTCGTAAGTTGCTCCGTTTGCGCTCAAACCATAAATCAAAGCACTATAAGAATTGGAAAATCCTTCACCAGCAGCACTACCGTAAGGCATACGGGTTACGAGAAGGTTTCCGTTGCTTTCTAAAACCTTTTTAGATGTGTGATATAAGTATCTTTCAGCAGAATTTTCAGGAGTTCCGAAAATTTCTTCAAATTCTCCAACGCTACCAACAGAGATGATTTCGTCTGTTGGTCCTTGTGGAGCAAAACCTGTTACAAAAACATTTGTATCCGCCGTTGGGCGAGAAATTATGCTAATGTCTGTTTCTGATGATTGTATACCGGGTGATGCAATTGTTCTAGTTGCCATATTATGATACAAATATTTATCAATTTTAGGCTACAAAATGAAAAGTATTTAAAATGGATAAGTATTTGCAACTATGTTAAAATTCAATAAGTTATTTTTAGAAATTTTAGAAGAAGCTGGTAAATGCACCGGACCTACTAAAAAAACATCAAGCACAAACAAAGGAAAAAAATGGACCAAATGTGCCAAACAACCAGACGGTTCTTACAAAAGAATACATTGGGGACAAAAAGGTGTAAAGGTTTCGGGAAAAGCCAACACCAAACGTAGAAAATCTTTTAGAGCGCGTCACAAATGTAGCACAGCAAAGGCAGGAAGCCCCCGTGCTGCTGCATGTGCCGATTGGTAAAAATAAAAATTATGAATAAATTCAATACCATATACAACGAAATGATGGGCAATGCTGTTGCACCATCACCAACAACACCGCAACCCAATGTTGCAGCTAAACCAGTTCAAACGAACAAACCACCCAAGCTAGACCAATCAAAATTATCGGTTCTTATGCAAAAATGGGGTAAGGCAAAACAAACCAATCAACCTTTAACTCTAACACCAGAAGAAATGGAAGCATTGGATCAAGTTTTGGGGGGAGATACACAACAACCCCAACAACCCCAACAAACACAGCAAACAAGCACACCACCAGTTAAAACGCCGACAACACCCGCAATCTAATGTCTAAAAAACAAAACCCCAAAAGGGGTGGTTCTGTGAAGGAAGTTCAAAAGTTCGAAAAACCCGTTGACACATCACCATATGTAGCCCAACGCGATAAGGTTAGTTTTGATTTCACCATTACCGAATTACCGTGGACAGAGAAACAAAAAGCAATTATTGAATTGTTTTTGGATAAAAAAACCAAAATATTATTCTTAAAGGGTGTCGCGGGAACATCGAAAACCCTCTTATCGATGTATTTGGGATTGACCCTATTAAAACAAAAAAAGGTATCTGATTTGGTTTTAATTCGTTCGGCTGTAGAGAGTTCTGATTCGAAACTCGGTTATCTACCGGGAGATTTAGCTGACAAATATGGTGTATATCTTACACCATTTAATGATAAATTCTCAGAGTTATTGAATGCTGGCACTATTAAAAAAATAGAAACTGATCAAAGAATTATAATGTGTCCGATAAACTTTGCTAGAGGTTTACACTTGGCAGCAAAATTCATATGTTCAGATGAAAGTCAGAACATGAGTCGTAAAGAATTGAAAACGCTTTTAACCCGAATGGGTATGTTTTCAAAAATGATTGTTTGTGGCGATCCAGAGCAAAGCGATTTACCAAACGGTAAATCTGGTTTTATCGACATTTACAATTTATTCGACAACGAAATTGCCCAAGAAAATGGTATATTTTGTGTAGAACTGACAGAACAAGACGTTGTGCGCTCAGAAATATGTAAATTTATCCTAGAACAGTTTAAAATGTTTGAAAAGGTTCTGAACAAAGATAAGTAACTATATGCCTAATATTACATATAATTATCAAACATTGGTAAATCGACCAATGCCTTGTTCGTTTTGCGGTGCGACTGTTCAAGGAAGAATTCAAGAGAAAAAAGACCCAAAAACCAAAGAAGTCATTAAAGAATGTCATTGGGTATGTGGGCGATGCGGTAATGTAACAAGAGTCGGCAAGCTTGCATCGTGAAGTTAAATAAAATATTGGGTGAAGCATTAGGCTCCTATTCACCCGGTTCTTATCAGGCGACATCTATGCCGCCCAGAAAAGATTTAGTCCCTTTTAATAAAAAAGACGGCTACAATTATACTCGTCAAGCAAACAACGACAGTCGGTTATCGTCAGCACCCACACCCGAAAGTCCTGCAAGTTTACCGTGGGAATTAAATTTCGTCACAGACGATCTAGCAGACGCTTTTATCTATCTGGAAACTGCGATGCGAAAGATGTCAAACTGTGCAAAATGTTCCAAAGTAATAAATAAAAAACAAAAATCAGCTTTATTGGAATTATACAGAGCAACAAAAAAAGCTGCACAGGTGGTAAAAAAAGTGGGATCGCAAGTGGAAAACGTGGCAAATATCGCAGATCAACCAACACCTGATATGTTTGTTCCAAAAACCGGAACAGCTATAAAAAGAAATTGACATTCTCCAAAAACTATATAAGATAGTATTATGGTTATGAATTTTGTCAAATCTAGTTTAACAGTTTTAGCTGTATCTTTTATCGGATCGTTTGCCCTATATCTGTTTGGTTTTAATATAATAGCAAGCTTTCTATTGTTTGTCGCCCTTCAATTTATTTTATTTTCATTTGTCGGAAGTGTTATCAACCACTATATAACAGAAGACCGAAGAAAAAAAGAATTGGATAAGTTGGAAAAATTATCCACGATTTTAGAATGTGCCTACTGTGGGAAGAAAAATTTAATGATGTTTGATCCAGAAAACGTCGAAAGAATTGAATTTGAATGCGATCACTGTCAGAAGAAAAATCTCGTTTCGATGCAATTCATGGTTTCTCAAATCAGTCAACCTTTGGAAATTCCGAAAGTCTTAGGAATTCCTTCCGAAGCTGTATAAAGTGTTGACACAAAGCACAAATAGAGATATTGTTTAGGCATGATTAATACAAAACAAATCCCAGAATTACCAACATTAAAAGCCAATCCAAAAAATCTTTTGAAAGATTGGGAAAAAACCAACAACGATGCTCAAGTATTGGCGCGTTGGATGAGTTTATATGATGCTGTTAATTTGATTTTCGATACGGCTGAAAAGAAAAACATCGACATCGATAACGTTGAATTGCCACCAATTAAAATCAAAGAATATATGGATTCGGTTGTGGATATTTATCACCGAAAATTGTTGAAGAATTTCTACAACATTGATATCGTTTTTAGCGATACCGATAAGGATAAAAATTCTTTTTAGTTTGAATCTTTATTCGTCCACATTTATCGGCTTTTAAGAACTTCAATTTCAGCCTTCAATTCTTGAACGGCCCGAATTAACGGTGCAATCAGTTCGCTATAACCAATAGACAACACATCATCTCCCCCACTGATTGAGTGGTCTTGAAACCCACCAAAATCCACATTGGCTGATTCAATAGCTGCTTTAACCTCTTGTGCGATTAGTCCGTGATGGTATCGAGTTCGCTTGTGGGTTCCATCGTGTTGAATATTTGAGAGCTTAATGGCCTCAGACCAAGAAGCTCTAGCTTCAACATAGGCAGCAAGTTCTTCCTCCGAAGCATCCGTTGCAGGGAGCGTTGGCGGTGGGATGCGGTAGTCTTCACGCATATCCCATTTGAAATCTACTGGCCGTAAAGAATTGATGAAATCAAGACCAAGCACGGTATCCCGAACATCGGTTTTGTCCCGAACGTCTGAACGATTTTGCACCGCACCGTAAGCGTATGTAGTCGTTGCGCTATTTCCAAGCTGAACTTGGTTTGAAGCGGTTACTTGAGCGTCATTGCCTAATCCGCTAGAATTGGTAACTGAGTTGTTCGACAAGCACCCACTTCCGATTGCGGTGTTGTTATTGCCTATGCAACTAAACAAAGCACCATACCCAACTGCTGTATTTGAACTTCCGGTGCTGTTGCTATACAAGCTGTTAATACCGTTCGCAGTATTAAAAAGTCCCGAAGTATTTGACACCAACGCATTGACACCAGTTGCGCTATTATAGTTTCCGTCTACGTTTGAGGCCAATGCACCAAAGCCGCTTGCGGTATTTTGCTGTCCATTTGTGTTGACTAAAAGCGCATTTGCTCCAACCGCAGTATTATACGCACCAGCAAATGATGGACTTGCCATCGCAGTATCACCAGTAAAGACGTTCCCAACTCCTGCTCTATTGTGGGTGTTTGGAGAAACTTCATTGTAGACAGAACCAACACCACTCCAGATGTAGATTTTCCCTGTGTCTAGCGCAAGGTATATGCGCTGGAAATTTCCAGTGAGTGCTTGAATGGCTGCGAGATTGGCGGCAGGGACAAATATATCCAACGCTGTTCTTTGCGCTTGAACTGTTGCAGCAGTAAGCAAAGTTCTACCAGCGGTTGTTGAATTGGAAATGTCTGTTGCTGAAAGGGTATTGAGCAAGGCAACAGAACCTAAACCTAGTGCTGTTCTTTGTTCCGCTACGTTTGCTGCCGTCAGAAGTGTTCTACCAAAAGTTGTTGAATCGGAAATGTTAATACTTTGGTGGGTGTGGGGTGCGTTCAGAGCACTACCATAAATTATCCCGCTTGCAGAAATGTTACCAAAGACCGTAAGTTTCTCGCTCGGATATCTTGTTCCGATTCCAACTTTACCACTTTCGGTAAAGGTTGCGACTTTTTGCACATTATTACTACTAATAGGCGTTGTGGAGATGTGAAACTCTGTTCCTCTTCCCTCCCCTTTAAAATCTTCTACAGCCTGAAAAATAAGAGCACCGGACGATGGGATTTCTCCGTCAAAATATCCAGCAGCGTTCAACACACCTAAATATTGATTAGACAGGGTATTTATAGCAGAAATCCCATCGCTCGATGCTCTTGTAAGTCTTATCGTTGGCGCAGAATTTGAGCTTGGAGTAAAAAGATTCAAATCTACGCTATTAAAATTAAAAATTTTTGTTCCTGTTGTTGATTGGAAATATACATCCTGCGATATATCTCCACCGATTTTAAAAGTGTCTTTGTATACACTAGACGTTTCAGCATATTGGGTTAACCCGTCACCCACATTTGGAATATTTTCCCGCAAAGCAATTGTTCCTGTTTGGTTGGGAAAGTAAAATACATTCGTAGCTGATGTATGATCGTAAAGTAATACAGCCCGTTGACCGCTAGAGTTTTTAATATCTAAAAATCTTCCAGATATTTTACTATTAGATTCTACATCACCAGTAAGATTTCCACCTGTTAATGGTAAAAAATTACTTTTAACGTAGTCTATAACAGGTTTTGAATCGTATGCACCGACAACTTCTTCCACAACTTTAATTGTGGAAACATTGTCAGTCGGGACTACAACTTTTATTATACTTTCTACGTTTTCCATTAGTAATTCGCTACCTCATCTTTAACTGTAAAATTACCCGCCAAATATGTTCGGGTATAACCGTTCATCGTTATTTCCAAATCCCAATAATATATCTCTGGTTTCATTTTCATATATTGACTAGAGACGGTCCCCAAGGTAAGAACGTTTGCGCTTAAAGAATAATTGTGCGTTGTTTCTGGCCATTTTAAAACAATTTTTCTGTCTCTGTCCGAGCCAATACTACCAACACAACATTTTACATCTGTGACACTATCTAAAAGAATTGGATTAGAATCCGCATCATAGAATTCAAATTTAATTGGTCCGTATGAGTCGCCCCTATAAGCATCTGGTAAATTTGCAAAAGCTGGTAACATATTAACTATTTATCATTGGTTTACAAAATATTCGAAAGAGATAAATAATCAAACATGGATAAGTCTGAGCGCAGAAAAGAATACAGAGAGAAAAATAAAGAATACATCAAAAGAGATAGATATATACGATATCACGAAAACAGAGAAGATTATATCGAAAAGGCTAAAAAATATTACCAAGAAAATAAAGAAAGAATAAAAGATCGAAAACGGAAACTGTATTACGAAAATAAAGAATTGCGATGCAAATATTCAAGAGATTATTATTAAAAAAATAAAAACCGAAGAAATTTATACGAGAAAAACAGAAGACAATCAGACCCTTTATATAAAATTAAAATATTGATTCGGTCGAGATTTAAAGAAATTTTAAAAAATAAGAATTTTAAAAAGGATAAATCGCCCATAGAATTAATAGGCTGTTCGATAAGCGATTTAAAATTTTACTTAGAATCTCAATTTAAAGATGGTATGAGTTGGGAAAATCACGGAATAAAGGGTTGGCATATTGATCATATAAAACCTTGTTCCTCTTTCGACTTAACCGATATAGAACAACAAAAACAATGTTTTCATTATACTAATTTACAACCATTATGGTGGAAAGATAATTTGTTGAAGGGTAATAAAACTTTTTAATATTCACCATATATTCCAGTATTAGAACATGGATTTTCTTCGATGTAGTCAAAATTTTCTTTGGATACTTCTTCAATTTTATCATTATCATCGACGTTGTTGTTCCCAAGACCAGCACCCGGACTACCAGCTTCATGTGTAAAGTCATATCTACGAGCCTTAAAACTCCAAACTGGATGTGAACCGATGGGGTTATACTCAAATTCGTCTCGGACCTCGGTTAGTTCAAAAACACCCGCGCCTCTTTTTGGAAAACCTAAACGATCTTCACCAAATTCTGTCAACTCTAACAGGTCGCCAGCTTTTGGTTCCAAATCTCCGAATATAGCTCTGAAATGGAATGGGTGTATAACACCAGATAAATCAGAATCAGCCACGATGCCAAATTTAGATAATAGATAAGCATCGTTGTTCATGTTTAATAACAGCACGATTTTTTTAGGACGAGCAAATCCAGAATTCGGGTCTTCTCCGTATAGAGGATGCATCGTATCCAAAGTTGCTTTGTTATAATAAAAGTTAACCTCTTGACCGTAAATTTCTATTTGTTCTCTCCATTGTGAAGAAAACAATTGCCGTTCGTTGAGGTTTATCTTTTTATTTTGATATCTTAATTGACCCATTGTTATTTTCTTTCAAGTTTCCAACCACCCGATGCCAGAGGCGTTAAAACCATATTTGTTTTTCCTTTTACTGTTTTAACTCGTCTATCACCAAAATCTATACCATAATCGTTTTCGATTTGTTGTTTTTCCAAAGGTGTCAAAATCGTAGCGGTGCTTTGGGCTTTATTCACAACTTTCGATTTGTATGGAGTTTTTAGGTTTTTTCTTACTTTTGGTATCATTGTTAAACTTTTTCTATCTGTATCGTTCCCGACAGTTCTGCGCAAGGAGTGATGATGCCCTTGTTGGTTTGGATGATCCTTTGTATATTTCATGTATGGATTTAGGCTTTCCTGAACCTCTTCACCATCGCGTTCGATGAATTTATTAAACCCGTAGGTCGAATCCCATGCCATTCTCGCTTGAACCGGATTGAAGTTTTTGTTTTTCAGTTTGATGAGTTCTCCCATCTTTTTAAACATAAAATCTTTTTCGCCATCGGTGAAGGTTTCAAAACTCCCCGGTAAATGACGAATAATAGCTTGACCCACTAAAAAAGAGTTCTTGAAATTTGGGACATCTTTACCCACACGCACAAGCATTAATTTGATATAGTTTATAATCGATTGTTGTCGTTGTGGTGAAACAATAGACGATGCGGCGTTTTCGTTTAAAATGTTAAAAAAGTCCATAACAATACTTATCAAACAAAAAAGGCAACATTCTCATGTTGCCTTTTTTTAATAACATATACTACAACTTTACTTATTGATCAAATAAGGCTTTTCCGGTTTTAACTGCACCAGAAACGGTATGACTTGATGGTTTCATCAAATTGTGTCCTGCTGTTGGTGAGAGTTTTGTTGGAACACCGTCATGGCCTTTTCCAGTTGCTGGAACTTGGGCTTTGCTCTTACTTGCTTTAGGGCTGTTGTTTTTTACTTCGGCCTTTTTGTTTTGGAGGTTTTTGATGTTACCTTTGAAGGGTTTAAGATTTACACCCTTTTTGAGTCCGGTAACTTTTACACCCTCAACTAATTTTTTTTTAACGTTTTTGCTTTCCTTGAAAGGGTTTTCGTCATCTTCTTCGGAATCGTCGCTTGAATCGACTTCCCCTTCGGAATCGTCAGATGATTCTTCGGAATCGTCAGAATCGTCAAAAAGTTCCTCACCATCTTCGGAACCTTCGAGTTCTTCGGTGTCTCCACCATCAACAAGTTGCTCTAACTTGGAAAGAACGTCTTTCAAGGTGGTAACAAGGTCGTTTACATCAAATTCTGTGTCGCCTTCTACGTCACCGTCTAAATCTTCGATATCATCGATAACATCTTCTTCGCCTTCCCCGCCGCCTGAAAATTCAGAATCAAGGTCTAATCCGTCATTTCCACCATCTACGTCTAATGAGGGTTCGATTTCGTTTTCGTCTTCGGTTGAGAAGTCAAACGAATTTTCGCTTACAATCTTGTTGTAAAGCGCATCAAATGGGTTTTGGAAACTGGATTTGTCGAGTTTCTTGGGTTCGCCTTTTTTAACATCGGCGGAAAGTTCTTTTTTATCTTCTGGTTTGTCTAAATCGACATTTTCATCAGCATCGTTGCCTTCTTTGAAATCGCCAAAAGCGTCTTTGCCTGTTTTGAGTGTAGACCCCTTAACTGCACTATCGTTAGATTCGTTGAGGACTTCCATGTATGATTTGATTAATTCGTCTTGCATATGTTGTAAAATTACTTATCTTTGTTGTGAGACATTTTTTGATTTTTTCTTACTTTGGTGCTTTTTCCATACCCAATTCAAAATACGCCATGCTCATATCATTTACGTTTTTAATTATCTCTTGGGTTACTTTGGGATCGACACTGTATTTACTTTCAACCTCTTTGAGTTGTCTGATGATCATTTTATAAAAATCTATAGCAGTTGTGTCTGGTCCGATCTTTTCTTTATCGAACTCGTCCATAAAACCTTCTCTGGAATCTTGTCCCGTTTTTAAACTTGGGTCGAAATTGGATTTTTGCGAAACTTCTTCATAAGCTTCCAGAAGTTTTTTATCACTAGAATAAATCATATCAATTACTTATCACATTTTGCTCCAAAATAAACTTTGCTTCTTTTTCTAAATTCAAGCAATCAAACTTCTTATATTCAAGTTCCGTAAACCATACGATAAAAATCTTGTCAACCTTGAAACTGGTGTTTTTTTCTATCATTATCTTGTATAGCCACAATTGTAAACTATAGATAACATATTCGCAGTTTTCTAAATGATTCAACGGTTTGAGTAATTTTTCACCGTAATCATTCGATGTGTTAAACTTCTTGTTTGTCTTATAGTCTATAATCGCCAAACTTTTTGTTTCTAAATCATAAGAAAGGTTGTCCATTGTGCCAGCGGTGTTATATTCAATGTCACCGACAACAAACTCGGACTTTATCAAAACGAAATTTGATTTATACCATTCGTAAAAGCTGTAAAAGTTTTTAATCGTTTTGGCGACTTCGTAATAATACTTGTCAACAGAATCTTTTTTCTTGAAATCAGGTCTATTGTTAAAAAATTTAACAATGGCACTACGATCAATTACGGTTTGTTTTCTTTCGAGAATATTCTCAATAAACTTGTGAACCTCTGTTCCTTTATGGTTCGCGTAATCTCTTTTAAAATCCCACAACGCCAAAACGTCTGCTTGTGTAACACCTTCTTTTGCTGCGATGTGTTTTGAAAATTTGTCAGCGTCGAAAGGTTTCTTCCAGCGGGACAATAGTTTCGTAACGGAATAGTCTATAAACTTTCCGTCGATTTGGTATCGGTGGTCTTTGTCAAAGTATACAACATTGTCAAAAGAACGGACCAATTCTAAATATTCTTTAAAAGCCGATTCTTTTTTCATCGTTATCTGTTAAAGCTTTGCTAAATCTCGTTTCGCTTTGAATGTTATATATGTCAGCAAGACTCATCGGCCCTTTGATAGAATCGATAATTTCGTCAGAGTATTTCAAATGCTTGCACAAAGTTTTAACGTTTTCGAGAGACAATAAATCAAATTTATAATCTGTTTGTAGCCGACCCTTTCTCAACAAGGCATCGTCAATTTTATCGGTCTTGCAATTGTAGGTCATTATTACTGATATGTTTAAAATATCGCTCAAAATTCCGTCAGACAGATTCAACAAAGAAGAAACCGCCGAAGAGTCTTCACTGTCACCATGTCTTTTCATAATCAATTTTTCGGCATCCTCTAACACCAATACTGAATTGTTTTTTCCGATTAGCATTTGCAAACAGGCAGGATCGGTTGTAAACGTCTCCAACATCGTTGTGGGAATATAGATGAAATCTTTTTTGATTACGTTTGCCAGATATTTGATAAAGCTGGATTTTCCTGTTCCGGGAGGTCCGTGAAACATATACAACCCACTTGTTTTCGTTTCGAGTCTTTCTTTAACAATATCATAAATCGGTAAGAACTCTTTACCGTAATTCAATTCTAAGTTTACATCTGGAAGTTTGACACTTAACGGCTCAAAGGAATAGTCGCCGTAAGAATTTTTAACGAAAAGGTTTATTTTCGTTCCTTCCTTCTTTGCCAAGAATTCGACAAAATCCTCAAAGGGTAATTCCGTCACCGCCGAATCGCAGGGAGTAACAACGGTCATGTTGAATATCTTTTTAGAAGTTTTGTTTACAGCATCATCATCCCAAAAGTGATCATCGCCATCATCTTGGTTGTTGACCATTATTTTTATAATATTCTTTTCTTTGTATAAGAACCAGAAAGTTCCACCGCGAAAACCTTTGAGATTTTGTGACAAGTTTTTTATTTTTCCATTAGTAGAAAAGGTTATCAATTGTCCATTTTCTAGAAGATAATCTAATATTCGATGATCGAATGTATCATCTGAGTGGAAAATGGCAGGAAACTTTTTAAAAGTTTTAATTATATAATTTCTTACCGGAAAAATATCACTGTCTTTGGCGTATTGGTCGAGTTTTGAATCAAAAGCTGGTTTATGTATATTTGATGCAAAAATTTCGTTAAATCCTTTGGAAGTCATACCTTGTATATTACACGATGCCAACAACAATGCAAGTAGAATAAATATAATGTATGGAAAAGCTTTCCCAAAAAGAGGTTGATGCGATATTACAGAAGTGTATCAATCTCGCACGGAGAAAGCCACCAGAATTTTTTAGTTTAAAAAAGATGAAAAAATACATGGGTCTTTACAATGTTTCTGATATTGTGGTTGACCCGCGCAGAGATTTTATCGGGACAGCTATCCATGAGTGCATACATCACATTTATCCAAACTGGTCAGAGACTCAGGTTTTATATGCAGAATCTCGAATTTTAAACAGTGGCGATCTTTTCGACATAGCAAGATTTCTAAAATACTTGAGCTTAAAGATTTATAAAACCGAATCCCAAAAATATACACAAAAAAAGAAAAAGAAAAAACCCCACAAACCTCTAAAAATCAAAAGATTATAGAAAAAAATAAAGATGGTTGTAATGTCTTTAAAAATGTGTAAATATAGATACACATATGAGTCTTAAAGCACTTTCCGATTACACAATTTATTCAAGATATAGTCACTATTTACCAGAAAAAAAACGCAGAGAAACTTGGGAAGAATCGGTTAACCGAATCTTCAATATGCACCGAGAAAAATATCAAGATGTCACTCAAACCCATCCAGACCTTTTAGAAGAAATCAATTTCGCAGAATCACAACAAAAGAAGAAAAGAGTTTTAGCATCACAAAGAAGTTTGCAATTTGCGGGTAATCCGATTTTCCGCCACAATTTAAAGATTTTCAACTGCACGGCTACACACATAGACCGTCCCAGAGCTTTCCAAGAAATCATGTATGTCTTGTTGTGTGGTGCTGGTGTTGGATTTTCCGTCCAAAAGCATCATATCGGAAAACTACCAAACATAAAACCCGTTTCAAACGAAACGAAAAAATATTATATTGAAGATAGTATTGAGGGTTGGGCTGATGCCGTTGGTGTATTGATGGCATCATATTTCGAAGGTCCGTTGGAAGAAATGGAAAAATTTGAAGAATATCGTGGTAAAAAATTACATTTCGATTATTCTAAAATCCGACCAGAGGGATCATTAATAGCAGGACAATTCAAAGCCCCCGGACCTTTAGGATTGAGAAATTCTTTAGAGCAAATGCGAGCCTTGTTGGAAAGAAGAATTGTGTTTACTCAATTAGCAGGAGACTCAGAATTTAGATTAAGACCAATCGATGCTTATGATTTGGTGATGCATTCCAGCGATGCCGTATTATCAGGCGGTGTCAGACGTTCGGCAACCATTTGTCAATTCTCCCACGATGATGAAGAAATGCTTAAAGCCAAAACGGGAAACTGGTTCACAGTCAACCCACAACGCGCAAGAAGCAACAATAGTGCTGTGTTGGTAAAGGGAGAAATCACCAGAGAAGAATTTGCCAATATAATCAAATCAACCAAAGAATTTGGAGAACCCGGATTTGTTTGGGTTGTTGATCGTGATGTTCAATTCAATCCTTGTGTTGAAATTGGTATGTATCCAAAAACCGTTGATGGTAAATCCGGTTGGAGTGCTTGCAACTTAACCGAAATCAATGGTAAGTTTTGTGACACCGAAGAAAAGTTTTTACAAGCATGTCGAGCGTCAGCAATCATCGGAACGCTTCAAGCTGGTTATACAAATTTACCATATCTTGGACCAGTATCAGAGGAAATCTTTAAACACGAAGCATTGTTGGGCTGTTCGATTACTGGAATCATGGACAACCCAGAGATTTTGTTGTCACCCGAAATTCAGAAAAAGGGAGCAGAAGAAATCAAAAAGGTCAACGAAAAAGTTGCTAAATTGTTAAGCATCAATCCAGCGGCCAGAGCAACTTGTGTGAAACCCGCTGGTTCAACCAGTTGTGTTTTGGGAACGGCTTCTGGTATTCACCCACACCACGCAAGAAGATATATCAGACGAGTTCAAGCAAACAAATCAGAATTTTGTTTGAAAGTTTTCGAGGATGTAAACCCTATCGCCATTGAAGAATCTGTTTGGAGCGCAAACAAAACAGACAAAGTAGTTTCGTTTTTGTGTGAAGTTCCCGCAGGAGCAGTAACGAAAAACCAATTGAGCGCAATCGACTTGCTCGAAAAGGTAAAATCGACACAACAAAATTGGGTTGAGTTCGGAACAAGAAAAGACAGATGTATCGTCAAAAATATTCGTCACAACGTAAGCAACACCGTTGTTGTCAAAGATGATGAATGGGATGATGTCGAAAAATTCATCTTCGATAATCAAAAGTGGTTTGCTGGTATATCGTTGTTGCCAGCATCAGGAGACTTGGATTATCCACAAGCACCATTTTCCACAGTTTTAACACCAGCAGAACTCGTAAGAGAATATGGCGATGCATCAGTTTTCGCCAGCGGTTTACTTGTTGACGGTCTTAAAGCGTTTGAAGACAATTTATGGAAAGCTTGTGATACCCTTTTAGGGCGCGGAGAACCGATAGAGTTAGACTGTATTGAACCGATTTATCCACAAAAAAGAAACAATAAAGAATTGGCGCAATACTTTTTAGACAAAGTTAAATACGATGAATGTTTTTACAAGAAAGATTGGATTCGTCGCGCCAACCAATTTGCCAGTCGGTATTTTGGTAACGATGTTAGAAAGATGACATATTGTTTAAAATACGTAAGCCTTTGGAAAACATGGTGTGATCTGAAAAGAGAATACAAAGAAATCGATTGGAAAGAAGTAATAGAAGATTTCGAAACTTATATAGATGTAAACACACTAGGAGCGCAAGCTTGTGCTGGTGGAAAATGTATTCTATAGATAAAATTCACAACTACCACGCAAAATACTAAATAATTGTATGGTAGGAATATATAAAATTAAAAATATTAAAAATCGAAAGGTTTATATCGGAAAATCTAAAAATTTAGAAAATAGGTGGGATTATCATAAAACCTATTACAATTCCAAACAAAAAAGATTTATAAACAACCATCTATACAATTCTATGAAAAAATACGGTATAGAAAATTTTTGTTTTAAAATTATCAAAGTTTGTAATTTGGGAGAATTAGACAATTTAGAAATTTATTATATCAATAAATACAAATCATACAATCGAGATGTTGGTTACAATAAAACAATTGGTGGTGAGGGTGGCGATACTTTTAATATGAGATGCGAAGAATCTAAAAAATTAACAAAAGAAAAACATAGAAAACTTGGAAAAATAGACCCTAAAGGTATAATAAATTTTTGCATAAAGGGACAGCATATAACAAAATCTGCGCCCCATATAAAAGAAAAATGGAATCGAAATTTTACAAAAGCTATGGAAAAATCTAGTATTAGAAAAAGTCGTGGAGATTTTACAGAAAAAGAGTTGGAGGGACACGAAATTATTAGACTTAAAAGTATCGGTAAGAAAAATCCACGATATAAAGGTAGCTATTTAATATATTCTCCCGATGATATATTAATAGGAAAATACGAGTCTTTGAGAATCGCAGTTAAGGAAACTGGATGGCCTTACACATCTTTAAATAAAAGAGTTTTAGATGGTAAAATTCAAGATGTTGGGAAGTTTAAAGGTTATAGAGTAATACGAAAAAAATAAAATGAATACTTGCAAAATTAAAATTAAAAAATTAACCGAAACGGCAAAGACTCCTGTTAAGGCAAACCCATCGGATACAGGATATGACATTTTCGTTGATCGTATCGAAAACTTGGGGGATCGATTAAAAATTCACACCGGAATATCTTTAGAAATCGAAAGCGGTTGGTGGGTTGAAGTGAACGCAAGATCATCGGTTCACAAGTTAGGTTTGATATTATCTAACGGTGTCGGCGTTATCGATAACGGATACAGGGGTGAGATTATAGGAATTTTCTATAAAACCAGCCATTACGTAGAAAATGCTGTTAAAGTTGGCGATAAAATGATGCAAATGCACCCTCGCAAAATTTATGATATCAACTTTGAAGAAGTTGATGAATTGAATTCATCAGACAGAGGAACCAACGGATTCGGAAGCAGCGGAAGCTAATTTATTCGGTTTCGGATGGATGTAAAAATCCAGCTTTACCGAGTGTCGATTTTAAGTCACCGACAGAAACGCTACCTTTTCCAGATGTTGAGGCAAGCTTTTTGATAATTCCCTTGAGGAATGTTGAGGCTTGTTCGTAATTTGCCACGCTATTATCTGTTACGTTTCCAACTTTTTTCAAATCATTTATGAAATCATCAATTTGTGAGTTTAATTTTTGAACGTGTGAACTTATAACGGTTGAACTTTTACCGCTTTTAAACCCAGAAGAAATATCTTTTTTAAGAGATTTGAAATCCTTAGTATCGGGATTTGTCAGAGATTCGTATCCGCGAGATACTGCTTTTTTTACACCAGAAAACGTTCCTTTAGCCCGATCTAAAATGCCTTCTTCGACAGGTTTGTTTTCGGAATTTTCTTCTTTCGTGCGAATGTTTTCATATGCTTCTTCGAGCATTTTATGGTCAGCGTATTTCATATTTGAAAATACTTAGTCATTTTGGTAGAAATATTTTTGTTTTATTTATAGAAAAGGGTGGCGTGTTGTAGTTCAACTTGACACGATAAGAATCGCCCAAGTCTTCCAAAATTAAAACCTTTGTTCCAGCTTTTAAATCTTCTACATCTTCAACCAATATACCGTTTGGGTAGTTTTCTTTAATCTTCATATTTTTCATCAATAATTATGTAAAATAGTTTCGGAACCCCCAAAGATGATTCGATAGAGGGTTCACCGATTTTGAATCCGATTTTTTCTTCGGTGAGAACGTCATTCATTTTTGCAATTTCCTCTATGGCTTCCTCTAAACATTTTTCTATGTCGGGAACTTGATCCTTGAAATAGAAACAAAAATTGTTCCACCGTATTTCAGTTTCATAAAAAGGAACTGGTATCAGCGGGTGATCTTCAAAATACGTTGTTTTGGCGTAATTAGCCGAAAAATTCTGAACGATTGTTTCTTTTAACTTCTCGTTATAATCATAGAGAATCTGTTTCATCGTCCGGTTCGCTTTCTGATTTGGATGTATTATAAAACATATCGTAGGTCATGAACCCCATAAATGCTTGGATTATCGACATGGTATACCACTCATAAAATGCTAAAATACCAATCTGTGCCGCAAAAAAGCATAGGTATGTGAAAAACGGATAAGGTTTTTTAAACTTTCGAATTTCGATTTTAAAATCCGGTAGGGTTTGGTATAGAAACCAAGCGAGACAGTAAAACAAGAAGAAAGCTACGTTAATAAAAACATAATACCAGCTAATCATCCAGAATACATTTTCTACCGCTAGAAAGCACAACCCCAGACCGAATATTTTTAAAAGTGTTTCTTTAAACAGTTCGGTTTTAGACATGTAAGGTTTTACCCAATGTCGAAATACATGCCGAATTGCGGTCAACCAAAACTGGTTCTACTGCTGGATTTAAACTGTTGTTTGAATAGTTCACAATACAAAAGGCGTTTTGCCAGTTTGCCGCCGAAGCGTAGCAGGGTTTTAGATCACAAGCACATCCGTTTTCATAGACTCTGATAATCTTTTCTTCTTGAGAACCGATTGATGGTATACGTCTTGACGTTGAACCAAATCTATGAGTATGGTTGATAATCATAGATGTGTTTCCCCATTTTTCCAACATACCCAAGGCGGAATAACCACCATGTTTTCGGACAACATCACCGTGCATGACAACAAAATTGGGAACAATTTCTACATAATCCACCAATTTGATTCTCGACCACGATTCGTGTGGGAAGAAAACATTTTCATATGAAAGTATTTCGCTAATATCCGGTAAAGATGATAATTCACCGATACGATCAGACAAATATCTCCAATATCTACCATCTGTTCCATCACCACTATGGTTGGAATTTGTCTCGTAAATGTTTGATCCGTAAGATTCGGTGATATCATGTAAAATTTTCAGAAATTTATGATACGCCTCACGCTCTTTAAATAATGATGTATTGATTCGGATATCTTTCGGATACCTTGAAATCGAAAACATGTCCAAAGTATCACCATTCAGAACAATGGTTTCTGGTCGAATTTCTTCAACAGCCTTTAAGAATAAATCCAAAACTGGTTGTGATTCGGAACCAAAGTGAATATCACCAATAACCATTGCAACCCTGTTTGGGGCTGATTTTACTGTCGGTCTAATCGGTGCTGAATATTCGATAGGAGAAAGATTGTAAATGAATTCTCGTAGAGAAAGCATATCATTCTCAATTTGTTCTTGAGTCTTGATATATGGCACAGGTAGTTGAAAAGATACTGTTGCCACACTAGCCTTGGGGTTTTTAACATTTCCGCGACACCATTGTTTTGCGGTTGTTTCACCGATGCTTAAAAGATCAGCGATTGCTTTGTAAGAATACCCCTCAGAACGAAGTCTTTGGGCTGTGATTATGGGATTATTATTTTCCATGTTGAGTAATACTAACTCATTCGACGGGCTTTGTCAAAATCTTTTTCAGATACTTATACCGAAGAATTTGCAAAACTAATGATAAGTATTTTTTTATGGTATCATTTCAAGAAATTCTCGAAGAATCCCTCGACAAAAAAAGATTCAAGGTTTCTTCATACAAATATGGGTTTAGCGGAGAGACGGTAGCCTGTTCTAAAGCCCAAGCTGTAGCCTACATTGCGGTTCGTTATGCCAAAGAAAAAGGCTCGAAAGCCAACTATGCATCAATTGTAAGCGATTTTAAGAAAAGTGCAACTGTTAAACTTTTAGAAAGTTTGATCGTTGAGAAAAAAAAGAAGCGCAAGAAAAAAAGAAAAGCGAAAAAAGCTAAATTTTATGGATGGGGTTGGGGATATGGTGGACACGGTTGTTGTTCGGATTCTGATGGAAACTCCGGTGGAGATGGGGGAGGGGGCGGTGACGGTGGATAATACAGTTTATTTTAAAGATTTTTTCCTTTTACACGAAGATATTAAAAATGGAAAATTGCAAAAATTTCAAAAGATTGTTAAGTTTGCATTAGGGTTAATAGAAAAGGGCGAAGACGTTCTAGCTTTTGTAAATAAATACCGGAACGAGTTTATACCTATGATGATGCTTGTGTCTGCCATCACGATGATGGGATACGTTGGTGTTTTTATTAAAAATAACCCAGAGGCTTTACTTGCTGATGAAGTCGTTATAAGATGGGTGCTTCCAAAAGTTGATGCAGTTTTAGACAAATTGTTATAATAACGACATATCATCAAAATCTTCTAATGCAATTTCGCTGACCCTCTTTACGATATTTTCCATCTTACACTCGTATAAACCAGCAGATGAAAAGGATGTAAGTTCCATCATCCAAAATTTACCATCTGTATCCTGACATATATCAACACAGAAAACACAATTTGGAAAATATTCCACGTTTAAGATTTCTTGAACTAACTCTGTTGCACCTTTCGGAGCAGACGGAACCCTTGTAATCAATCCTTGGTATTTGTAACTAGAAACACCCAAAATCTCTTTGTCTTTTGTTACAACAAAACGCCATTCGCCCACGATATTTTTAGGACTCGACACAACAACCAAATCTTTGCTGAATTGTTTGACATCTTCGTAAAAGCCGTTCCAGTCGTTTAAATCCACAAGTTCTGCCTTGAAAGTCTTTTCTCCGCTATCGGGTCGGACAAACATCATAGACTCTTTTCCAAATTGCCCATAAAATTCCCAAACCCTTCGGTTGAGACTTTCTAATGGCAAAAATATATAATCATCGTTGAAGAGAAATTTTTCAAAGTATGGATAATATGCAGAACACAAATAATTTTCAAAACTATTGTAAGATATTGGGTAACAACCTTTTTCCAACAATTTTGTTTTGACAATTTTCGACATTTCTATCGATCCGTTGAAAATAACCGGAGAGTTTTCTAGAACAAAATCCAAATCGCTGTTCTTATAATCGCCGTTTATAACATAAATATCATAATTTTGTTTCTTAACTTCATTGGCGAGGTTCGTATACGACTTCTCTTTTACGAAATTTTCGATTATCCATGTTAATTTTTTCACAACTTATAATACCACGGAAAATAAAGATGTCAAATGTTTGCGATTTGGTATAAATATTTAAACGATGAGAGATAACGACACGATTATACTGGAAAATTTTTATACCAAAATTTTAACCAAAGAACAAGACGAAACCCAAACACCCGTTAACAACGGACAAAACCTTGTTGCACAACTTCAAGAATTTTTAAGCAGAGGTGCTACATTTGCATCATTTATGTATAAGAGCAAAGGAACAGGTGAAACAGCTATATACAACGTCAATTTAAATGTCGATTATCAAAGAGTGAAAAGCGAAGATTTAGAAACTATCACTAATTACCAACCAGAAAATGATATCGAAGCGGAGGCTAAAGAATCTCTTTTAAACCCAAAACCAAGAAAAGCGGCAGTAAGCTCTTTTAAATCTTTGGGTAAAGGTATTTTGTATGATGAAAAAACCGGAGCCGTCAAAATTCACGGTTGGTTACAAAATAAACAAACCATTCAAGCTGGTGAACCAAGTAAACCAGTAAATTCTGCTCCTCTTACAATTGCGAAAAGAGCATTAGAGAAAAAGCTACAACTTAAACGTTTAAAAATCAGAGAATTTATTCTAAGCCCCGAACACATTTCAGGATTAAAACTGAAAGGTGACGTAATAGAATTCCAATAATATGATAACACTAACACCAAACTTAACATCAGAAAATATTAACCCCAACGTTGGATATAATAATGCGTGGATTCCTATATCAAATGACGGAAGCCGACAATTTTTTGCCCAAGCAGTATACGATGTAACAACCGAAAGCACTCTTGGACAATCGGGATTCGTTTTTTTAACTGGTGGACAATCGGCATTTGGAGAGTTTTCAAGCGTTCAAGTTATTTCAGCGTGTCGTATATCAGCATTATCGGCCAATAACAGCACGATAGGTTTTTTAACAAATTTTGAACTTTCTAGTGGTTTTACTCTCTACGGTCCAATTCTTGGTATCACTTTATCATACGGTGCTGTTATAGTTTATAAATTGTAAATTGAGATATGCCAAAATTAGGAATAAGCTTATCCATAAAACCAAAATATGGAAACTTTACGGTCCAAGAGTTCCCACCAAGTTTTGACCCGTCTACAATTCCAAATCTTAAAGCATGGTTTTCGACAACTTATGGTGTAAACCATACAAGTAACGTAATAGATAATTGGGTTGCAAAATATCCAGCAGATGGTAGTGTTGTAGCAACTGCTTTTAATGGTCCGATGCTCGACGGAGATTCCATTTATTTTGATGGTATTGATTCCTACATGACATCTGATGATATTTTAATCTCAAACACAACACCACGAACATTTGTTGTGGTTGGAAGCATGGGAGACGCGATTCACCGCAACCAAGAAGGATTCATAAACAGTTTTGGGGACGGTGGTTACATATTCAAAGAAGCACTCACCGAATCAATGTATTATTATGCAAACGGCTTCCAACAACAACACCCCGAAACTCATGATCTGTCCGAATTTCATACTATTGTAGTTCGTCACGGAATTTCGCCAGACCCATCATCCATCAAGATTGGTGCTATTACGTCCAGCGATTTGGTAATATCTAACACCACAACTTTTGACACCCTCTACATTGGTTGTAGGGAACCATCGAGCGAGTATCTATTTGGTAGAATAAAAAACATCCTTGTATTTGATAGAATCTTAACCGAAACAGAAGTTACAGACTTAGAAAACTACTTAGCATGAACGACATTTACTACATGATTATAGACTCGGCTGATCTGGTCAATGTTGACTTTTCCGAAATTTTGCAAACATCACCAGCTACGGTCAGAACAACTTTGGATGAATCAAAGGCGATTGTCAAATGGGTAGGGGTAACTGTTCCCCCAAGCGTCAACGCATTGACCGTCAAAGAAGGACCATACGCCCATACTAACGTTCTTCCAAAAGTCGAAGATGTTACTTGGGCGGATATGTTGACAACCAATGATGGTCTAAGCTGTTCTTGTGGGACAACATGGAACAGTGTTGTTAGTAGCACCTATCTACCAAATCTTATCGGTGCATACGATTTTCGTAACCACATCAACGGGCTTGTTGTATCACCAATCGGCATTGGTCCATCGCTCGAAACTAGCAATGTGATCCAAACCAACAACGGTCTGTTTTTCAAAAAGGGGAATAACAGTTGGGCTTTTGCTGATGAGACTCGTCCAATCACACCAAATCACACATTGGTATATGTGGCACGAACCAACAACACCATTGATCCAGAAAACGTCTTGATCAACAATTCTCCTGATCGATTTGGCTATACGGGAATGATTGTCTTCTCAAGATCGTCGCAAGGACTGATGCCCTACAATGGAAATGACAACCAGCAAGTAGGTCTGACACCAAATGGAACCAGTTGGTATTTCTTGGCGTGTTCTTTCAATGGCGATGATACCGTGACATACAAGCGTGTATCTATCCAAGGAACAGTCACCGGAACCCTACCCGCAACAACAAGCACTAGCTATGATGGTTACTTGGGTGTTGCTGCTGGATTTGGCGCAACATCGGTCTATGGTGTCACAGGAATCTATCGACTCGCCATGTTTATCAACCAATCTTTTGACGCAAACGGATTGGATTACCTTTACAACACAATCAAAAACGGACCAGCCGCCGACCTTCTTACGTTTTAAAAATTATGCCAATTAGAATACAAACACATAAACATCAAATTACTCTCGGTGCTGGAATTTCTTCGATATATACGGCAGAAGTTTTAAACGAGTTTTTTACCAGATTAACCCCAACAACCGTCCTCGGAGATACTATTGACGTATCTGGGAATGTTGGAAGTTCTGAATGCGATGTTTCGATAGCAACCGCTAAAGGATATACTGTTATTATCGATTAAAACGTTCCGAAGAATTTTTTAAACGATTCTGGAACAACGGGTTGGTTGTCATCCTTATGAATGTAATCATAGACATAATCGATGATTATGTTTGCGGTTTTCCGAATGACTTCTTGGTTTTGGTTGATGTTTTCTGGATCAACTTTCCACAAGGCCAAATATTTTGCAGCGTGTTCAGAATTTAATCCGAATTCTTCTAAAACTGCATACGCGACACCTTCGGCTTGAAGCTCGACGATATTGTGTGCAAGCGGTTCTGTCATTCTGGCTCCTTTTGTTTGATGGAGTAGTTCGTGAGCAATTTCGTGAACCATTGTTGAAATATTCTTTTGCAACAATTGAACCGATCCGCCCATGCTAACGCCTCTAGCACCATCCAACCCTTCGGCATCAACGGTAACAGTGATATTCTTGGATTTTGCAAACTGTTCTAATGCTGTGTATATCTGTTCGGTTGTTTCGTCAACATTTTCATCAGAATACCATTTTGGCGCAGTTGGAACCTTTGCTTGATCTTCTTTTCCTTCTATCGGTTCCGTATCTGAAATATCAAAAACCGGACCTAGTTTAAATCTCATTATCTTTTCTTCTCTATCACCATCACCAGACTGAATAGCGGGTGCGCCAACTTCACGGTTAACCATGATAGGAATAAAAATCTGAATAGCCTTTGCGCCCTTCTTTATCTTTCTACCAAATTCTTTTTCCCATTTAACTCTGCCAGCAACGTGTGTTGCAGTTTTTTTTTGAAAGAAAATAAGCATTTGGTTGTTGAAAGAATATTTACGGAATTTTTTACGAAAGCTTAAAAACTCTTTGACTTCTGGTGAGTTGATATTTTCGGTAACTTCTTTTTTAAGCTTGTCTAAAAAGTTTGTAATCTGATCCTGTGCGCCAATGTCTGTCAAATCTTCTATTTCCTCTTCGGCGTTTGCAAAATCTACAATACCACCTTGGGCTGGTTTGTTTATAGAGTAAACAGCCTTTTTATATTCTGGTGCGACCCGACGAAATTCTTCCTCGTCATAGCTTTTTTTCGAAACCCATTTTCTCAAATTGGTTCTATCGAAGAAAAACAAATTCGTTTGTTTGACCTTATCTTTATTTTTAAAAGTTTCGTTTCTTCCAGCAGCATCGGGTAAATCGCTATCAACGACGAAAATATACTTCCCATCATCCAACATTTTTCTCTTTAATACCAAATTTTCCTCGACGGGGTTTACAATTTTTTGATAGGTTTCCGATAACAACTCTAGGTCTTTGTCTTTCATAGATAGATAAATACTTATTATGAATATTGTCCAAGAAGGATATTTCCACGTTCCCGAATCTGTCTACAGAGATATAACAGAGTATTTTAAAGATGCTTACAGGGCTGTAAAGATTAACAATATTAAAAAAATAGGATCGAAAAACTTTCCTATAAAAAATTTCCCGATAGATTTTAAAGGGACACGGTTTGAGTTTCTAAATAAACTAACACCCCAACCTTCTATTGATGTTCAGCTTACGACAACGGAGAAAAGTTTCTATAATAATGAAGATTTGAGTATAAACAAAGGATACATACAGTTGGGGTTGGGTCATGATGCGAGAGCATTATATGAAGTAATCGAACACGAAATGACCCATTTTGTTCAGTATTTGATTCAAAAGCACAGACAAGAAAAAACCAAAAACTCAGAAAACCTGAAAAGA